CATTTAGTGTTGTAGTAACTACGCCTGAGCCAAAAGTGCCTGTTGTACCTAATACAGCACCGTTTGAAGTCAACGCATTAACTGTTGCTGTTCCATTGGCATTTAATGTGCCAGTGTTCAGTGCAGTGGTTGTGGTACTGGTTGTAAATGTACCTGTTGTGCCTGTCACACTACTGTTCGAAACTAAAGAATTTACAGTAGCAGTGCTATTGGCGTTTAGAGTTCCAGTATTTAACGCTGAAGTAGTTGCACTGGTTGTAAAAGTTCCTGTTGTACCTGTTACCGCACCATTACTGGTTAGAGCATTTACTGTTGCAGTTCCGTTGGCATTTAGTGTGCCGGTATTCAATGCTGAAGTTGTGGTACTTGTGGTAAATGTGCCGGTTGTACCCGTTACTGCCCCATTTGACACCAAAGAGTTAACTGTAGCAGTACTATTGGCATTCAGTGTACCCGTATTAAGAGCTGAAGTTGTTGTACTGGTTGTAAATACACCGGTTGTACCTGTTACTGCGCCATTGCTGGTTAAAGCATTTACTGTTGCAGTTCCATTAGCATTTAGCGTGCCTGTGTTCAGTGCAGAAGTAGTTGTACTGGTTGTAAATCTTGCAGTTGCCGCACTTACTGCTGTTGTAATTGTGGCATTTCCTGCTACCACATTCCCACCAACATAAATGTTACCGCCTATGCCAGCGCCACTATTACTGCCCAGGATCAGCGCACCTGTATTTACACTGGTGCTGCGTGTTCCATCTCCGCCTGTACCACCAGCTGGTTGGTCTCCTAGCAGTTGCAAATTACCAGTTTTGATATTTCCATAAACTGCGGTACTGTGGCTAATGACATTGGGGTCGTCGCCTGCTCCTGCACCATACCACTCTAAATTTTGCTCGTCATTGCTCCATATTAAAGCTGCATTATTGGCTGAAGTTTTCCAGTAATGTATTCTTAGACCAATATCTCTACCGTCGTCGCTGGTTGGTAATGTTAAGTTAGCATTGGTATGCAGCTCAATTAAATTATCCAAAACACTTAAATTGTTTGCGCCATAAATGGTGGTATTGCCTGTAACTGTTAAGTTGCCAAGAGTTGTATTGCCTGTTACATTTAGTGTACCGCCCACATTTAAGTTTTTAGCAATGCCTACACCACCCGAAACAACCACAGCGCCTGAGCCTGTGCCTGAAGAATCAGTTGTGTTAGTGATGCTAGTGATTCCAGCAACACCCAATGTTGTGCCAATAGTTGCACTGTTATTAACTGTAATTCCACTGGCTGTGATATTGGCATTTGAATCAACTGCTCCGCTGGCAATACTGCCAGTGGTCACACCGGTTGTAAATGTGCCTGTAGCACCTGCGACAGCAGCTCCAGTATTACCAATTGTTGCTGCACTAACAGTTGCAGCCAAAATTGCAACACCAGCATTGCCAATTGTCGCAGCATTTACTGTGGCTGCAGTTATTGTACCATTCGCAGTTAAACTATTAACAGTGGCAGTTCCGTTGGCATTTAAAGAACCAGTATTCAACGTAGTTGTTGTTGTACTGGTTGTAAATGTACCAGTTGTACCTGTGACAGCACCGTTACTGGTTAATGCATTTACTGTGGCTGTGCCATTAGCGTTAAGCGAACCAGTATTCAATGCTGAAGTAGTTGTACTAGTTGTAAATGTTCCTGTTGTGCCTGACACTGCACCATTGCTGGTTAAGGCATTGACTGTAGCTGTGCCATTGGCATTAAGTGTTCCTGTAGCCAAAGCAGAAGTAGTTGTACTGGTTGTAAATGTACCAGTAGTGCCTGAGACAGCACCATTACTGGTTAAGGCATTAACGGTGGCAGTTCCGTTAGCATCTAGTGTTGAAGTTACAATTCCCGAACCAAAAGTACCAGTAGTACCACTTACTGCACCGTTACTAGTTAAAGCATTTACCGTAGCTGTTCCGCTGGCATTAAGTGTGCCAGTGTTTAAAGAATTAGTTGTAATGCTAGTTGCAACAGTAAGATTGCCAATAGTTACATTGCCACCAATGGTAGCATTGGCATTGACTGTAAGTGCTGCTACAGTGGCGTTGGCATTGCTGTTAAGTGTTCCAGCATTAACAGCAGCAGTAACAACACTGGTTGAAAATGTACCTGTTGTTCCTGTAACTGTGCCGTTCGATGTCAACGCATTAACAGTGGCTGTGCTATTGGCATTCAATGTACCTGTGTTAAGAGCGCTAGTGGTTGTACTTGTAGTGAATACACCGGTGGTGCCAGTAACAGCGCCATTTGATGCAAGTGCGTTAACAGTTGCAGTTCCATTGGCATTGATTGCTCCAGTTGCTAAGTTACTGGTAGTTACTTTGGTTGTAAAAGTAGCATCTGTACCTGTGAATACAGTTCCTGACACTGCACCATTGGATGTAACTGCTGCAACTGTAGCAGTTCCGTTAGCGTTAATGGCTCCTGTAGCCAAATTACTGGTAGTTACTTTAGTTGTGAAAGTAGCGTCAGTACCTGTAAATGTTGTGCCCGCGACAGCACCATTACTGGTCAAAGCATTTACTGTGGCTGTGCTGTTGGCATTTAATGTCCCAGTATTGACTGCCGCAGTAACTAAGCTGGTGGTAAATGTACCGGTGGTGCCTGTCACTGTACCGTTACTGGCAAGACTACTAACTGTGGCTACGCCATTTGCGTTGATTGCGCCAGTGGCTAAATTGCTGGTAGTTACTTTGGTTGTGAAAGTAGCATCTGTGCCCGTAAAAGTCGTACCTGAAACTGCACCATTGCTGATTAGCGCACTTACTGTAGCGGTTCCATTGGCGTTGATTGCACCTGTTGCTAAGTTACTGGTTGTTACTTTAGTGGTAAAGGCAGCATCTGTGCCTGTGAAAACAGTGCCACTTACTGCACCGTTGCTAGTTAACGCATTAACAGTTACTGTGCCGTTAGCGTTAATTGGCCCAGTGGCCAAATTACTTGTTGTTACCTTAGTTGTAAAGGCAGCATCTGTACCCGTAAAAGTCGTACCTGATACTGAGCCATTTGATGTCAATGCGTTAACAGTAGCAGTACCGTTGGCGTTGATTGCACCTGTTGCTAAGTTGGCGGTAGTAACTTTGGTTGTAAATGTTCCTGTGTCACCAGTGATAGCCGCACCACTATTTCCAATAGTAGCAGCGAAAACACTAGCACCAACTAACGCAGCTCCTGTGTTACCGATTGTAGCAGCATTTACTGTAGCTGCTGTGACTGTAGTGTTTGATATTAAACTAGCAACAGTAGCAGTATTGTTGGCATTTAAAGTACCAGTGTTTAACGCAGCAGTTGTTGTACTGGTAGTAAATGTACCAGTTGTTCCTGATACAGCACCGTTTGATGCAAGTGAATTGACGGTAGCTGTTCCGTTAGCATTTATAGTACCAGTGTTTAAAGCTGAAGTGGTTGTGCTAGTTGTAAATGTACCAGTTGTTCCTGAAACTGCTCCATTACTGGTTAATGCATTTACTGTAGCTGTTCCGTTGGCATTTATAGTACCAGTGTTTAAAGCTGAAGTGGTTGTACTGGTTGTAAATGTACCAGTTGTACCTAAAACAGCGCCATTACTTACTAATGCATTGACTGTAGCTGTGCCATTGGCATTAATTGTTCCAACTACAAGATTATTACTGGTAATATTAGCGGTAAAAGTACTGGTATTAGCAAAGAGATTAGTAACATACAAGTTGCCGGCAATGCCTGCACCACCTGCTACCGTTAACGCACCTGTAGTTGTACTGGTGCTGGTAGTTGTACCGCTGACAATCAGATTAGTGTCTACTGTTGCATTACCATAGATTCTTGTGCCGCTTAATAATTTTGCCATAGTAGTGTATTTATGGGATTTTAAATATTGAATCTACGCCTTTGGGCATTGAAATTTTGATTGACCTCGTCCGCAGTTAGTGCTCTGTTATAAATCCTAACTACAGCAATATCTCCAGGAAATAAGTTAGTTGAAGCAGTGGTATCGTCCCACCGACGAGCTATTCTTGTAACACCACCAGAACTGGCTGTGCCTGTGTAGCTTACAGCACTGCCATTGGCTGTGCCATTTACATACTGCACTAAACTACTGCCATTATAAGTGCCAACAACTTGATACCAAGTATCTAATGTGGGCACAAAGCCAGCAGTGTTATGCCATGCCCCATCAAAGAACCCTATACATAAATTGTAGTCCGTTGGACTTTTATTTGTTCCAATACTGTAATTTAAGGCATTGCTTAAATTATATTGATTAGTTACTACACTGGTTACTTGCCCAGTTAAACTGGCATTGACTTTTACCCATGCTTCTGCGGTCCATTTTGGCATATTGCCCAAATTTGTAGCAGTGTCTCCGTACTGTGTACTGCCTGGAACAAATTTGATATTACCCCCAGTAACTGCACTGCTGTAAGTAGGGCTATTGTACAGTGTAACATTGCTTTGACTGGTGCTGATATCCGACCAAGTTGCACCGGAGCCTGAATAGCTATTAGACTGCGCAGCATCTATCCAAAACTTCAAATTACCGTCGATCACTGGAGCTCCGGTTAATTCGTCAAAGATACCGCTTAATTGAACTGCGCCATTGGCAGCTATTCTACGGGCCACACTGCTGCCGGTTATAGTCACTTCGTCAAATTCGCCTGTAGCATAAACAGTATTTGCTATGGTGCTGCTAGCAAAACTGGTATTGCCGTTATAAGTTACTTCATCTATGGTACCGTTGACCAATAAATTTCCAGTATTGGTTAATCGTGTTGCTATTGTTGCCATAATTATCCAAACACTGTATCTATACTATTGGTTGCACTGTTATAGATTTGATATGCTGCACTGGTTGTGTTAGCACTGTAAGTAAATCCAATTCTATTGTTACTGTAGACATTGCCACCAGTGGTTAAAATATTTCCAGTTACTGTCAGTGTTGTGCCAACTGTAGCTGCGTTGTTAACTGCTAGACTGCCGGCAGTAATGGCTGCATTGGAATTAATGGCTCCACTAGCAATACTACCTGTAGTTACACTAGTAGTAAATGTTCCTGTAGTACCGCTTACAGCACCGTTTGAGGCTAAAGCGTTAACAGTTGCTGTACTATTAGCATTTAGTGTACCTGTGTTCAATGCTGATGTAGTTGTGCTAGTAGTAAATGTTCCAGTAGTTCCAGATACTGCACCATTACTGGTCAATGCATTTACTGTGGCTGTGCCATTAGCATTAATTGTACCAGTTACTAAAGAATTAAATGTACCTGTACCAGTTCCTGTAAAAGTCGTGCCGGATACTGCACCATTACTGGTCAATGCATTTACAGTGGCTGTGCTGTTGGCATTAATAGCACCTGTTGCCAAGTTGGCAGTAGTTACTTTGGTGGTAAAAGTAGCATCTGTACCGGTAAATGTTGTGCCACTCACTGCACCATTGGATGTAACTGCTGCAACTGTAATAGTACCGTTGGCGTTAATTGCGCCTGTTGCTAAATTGCTTGTGGTAACTTTAGTAGCAAATATGCCTGATACTGCTGTTACTGCTGTAGTTATAGTAGCGTTACCTGCAACTACATTACCACCTACATAGATATTTCCGCCAATTCCGGCGCCACTATTACTGCCTAAAATTAAAGCACCAGTTGAAATACTAGTACTGCGAGTACCATCACCACCTGTACCACCCGCTGGCTGATCACCTAACAGTTGTAAATTACCTGTTTTGATATTTCCATAGACAGCGGTACTATGACTAATGACATTGGGGTCGTCACCAGCGCCAGCGCCGTACCACTCTAAGTTTTGTTCGTCGTTGCTCCATATTAAAGCTGCATTATTGGCTGAAGTTTTCCAGTAATGAAATCTAATACCAATATCACGACCATCATCACTGGTTGGTGTAGTTAAATTGGCATTAGTATGTAATTCAATTAGGTTATCTGATATCGCAAGGTTGTTGGCGCCGTATATTGTAGTATTACCAGTTACAGTCAAATTGCCAATAGTAGCATTACCAGTTACATTAAGTGTTCCACCAACATTTAAGTTTTTAGCTATGCCGACACCACCAGAAACAACTACTGCACCAGACCCGATACCCGATGACTCTGTTGTATTTGTAATTGTTGTTGCACCATCAACACTTAATGTTGTACCAATTGTAACTGAATTATTAACTGTTATACCGCCGGCAGTGACATTGGCATTTGAATTAATTGCACCAGAATTTATAGAACCTGTAATTACACTGTTTGTGAATGTTCCTGTTGTGCCACTTACAGTACCATTGGATACCAGTGCATTTACAGTGGCTGTGCCATTGGCATTAATAGTACCTGTGTTAAGTGCTGAAGTGGTTGTACTGGTTGTGAATGTACCAGTGGTACCTATTACAGCACCGTTACTGGTTAAGGCATTAACTGTGGCAGTTCCATTGGCATTAATGGCACCAGTTGCTAAATTACCAGTTGTTACTTTGGTATCAAATACACCAGTATCACCAATTACTGCTGCGCCAGTATTACCAATTATAGCAGCGTTAACTGTAGTAAATGCACCGGTACTGGGTGTTGCATTACCAATTGGAGTATTTTGAATTCCTCCGCTGACTGTTGCTGAAGCATTTACTGATAAACTTTGTATAGTTACTGCGCCGTTGGCATTAATTGCGCCTGTAGCTAAGTTACTGGTAGTTACTTTTGTAGTAAATGTTGCTTCAGTGCCTGTGACCGCACCGTTGCTGGTAAGTGTATTGACAGTTACTGTGCCATTGCTGTTAATTGCGCCTGTTGCTAAATTACTGGTTGTAACTTTTGTGGTAAATGTTCCTGTGTCACCGGTGATAACAGCACCAGCATTACCAATTGTTGCAGCATTCAATGTCTGAATAGCTACTGTAGTGGGCAAACTTAATACAACATTACCTGTTGTTGGACTTGCTGTAATTTGATTTGCAGTACCTGTTACACTGGTTACAATTCCGCTAGGTAAAAATGCAGTACCGTTGGTATAAAAGATTCCAGTACCAGAAATTATATAGTTACTTGCTGTTATATTACCGCTGATGGTAGCATTGGCATTTACAGACAGACCGGCTGCTGTAATGTTTGCATTGGCGTTTATTGCGCCAGTGGCCAAATTGGCTGCAGTTACTTTGGTAGTGAATGTAGCATCTGTACCTGTAAACACTGTGCCGCTTATTGCAGCATTACTGATTATATTACCGCCAGTGATATTGCCAGTAGCTGTAAATGTTGTTGCTGAAATAATATTGGCGCCAGTAATATTGCCACCTGAGCCAGTAGTAGAAATATTGCCACCAGTTATATTACCTGTTGCGGTAACGGCACCGTTACTAATTAAATTTCCGCCACTGACATTACCAGTAGCACTTATCAAACCTGCTGTACTTAAATTGCCACTTGTAATATTACCAGTAGCTGTAATTGTTGTATTGCTAGTTAAACTGGCTACAGTTACAGTGCTATTGGCATTTAATGTGCCTGTATTCAGCGCACTTGTTGTAGTACTGGTAGTAAATGTACCAGTTGTACCTGTTACAGTACCGTTACTGGTTAAAGCATTGACAGTAGCAGTTCCATTGGCATTTAGTGTGCCGGTATTAAGTGCGGAGGTTGTTGTGCTGGTAGTAAAGGTACCAGTTGTACCTGTAACAGCACCGTTACTGGTTAAGGCATTGACTGTAGCAGTTCCATTGGCATTGATTGCGCCAGTAGCTAAATTGCTAGTAGTTACTTTGGTTGTAAAAGTAGCGTCTGTGCCTGTGAAAACAGTTCCCGATACCGAACCGTTGGATGTAATACTTGCGACAGTAACTGCTCCATTTGCATTGATAGCACCAGTCGCTAAGTTGCTGGTTGTTACCTTAGTAGTAAATGTAGCATCTGTTCCTGTGAATACCGTACCGGTAACAGCACCATTACTGGTTAAAGCATTCACAGTGGCTGTGCCATTGGTATTAAGTGTTGCAGACTTTAAAGTAGTAGTTGTTAAACTGTTGGTAAATGTTGCATCAGTACCTGTGAATGTAGCGCCCGATACTGTGGTATTAGATGCTAAACTAGCCACAGTAACAGTACTGTTAGCGTTGATAGTACCTACAGCCAACGAACTAGCAATAGCTGTTGTTGTAAATGTTCCAGTAGTGCCAATAATAGCACCGTTGCTGGTCAAGCTGCTGACTGTCGCGGCTCCATTTGCATTAATAGCACCAGTTGCAAGATTGCTGGTAGTGACTTTGGTTGTAAATGTTCCAGTAGTGCCTGTAATGTCTGCGCCAGTAATGGCTGCATTGCTAATTAAACTGGCTACTGTGACTGTGCCATTGGCGTTAATAGCGCCAGTAGCAAGGTTAGCTGCCGTTAATTTAACTCCAATTGTAGCATTGTTTGCAGTCAGTGTATCTGTGGTTGTTGTTCCGTTGACTGTTAGAGTTGCTGCAGTTACAGTACTGTTGGCATTTAATACACCAGTTACTACATTGCTGGTAGTCATTCTTGTAGCAAAAGAAGCAGTAGTGCTTGTAATATCTGTTAGTGCTGTGACATTACCTGCAACTACATTACCACCTACATAGATATTACCGCCAATACCTGCACCACTGTTGCTGCCTAAAATTAGTGCTCCGGTTGAAACGCTGGTACTACGAGTTCCGTCACCACCTACACCGCCTGCAGGTTGCAGTCCAACAAGATACAAATTACCAGTTTTAATATTTCCATAAACAGCAGTACTATGACTGATAACATTGGGATCATCACCTGCCCCGGCGCCATACCATTCTAAATTCTGTTCATCATTTGACCAAATCAGTGCCGCATTGTTAGCTGAAGTTTTCCAGTAATGAATTCTAATACCAATATCACGGCCGTCATCACTGGTTGGTGTGGTTAAATTGGCGTTGGTATGTAGTTCAATTAAATTATCTGATACAGCAAGATTATTAGCACCATAAATTGTGGTATTGCCAGTTACTGTTAAGTTTGCTAATGTAGTATTTCCTGAAACTACAAATTCTCCACCTACATTAAGATTCTTAGCTATACCAACCCCACCGGATACTACTAACGCACCTGTTGTAGTACCTGATGAATCTGTTGTGTTTGTAAAGATTGAAGCGCCTGCTACAGACAAGGTAGTACCAACTGTAGCACTGTTGTTAATAGTTAAACCAGATGCAGTGATATTGGCATTGGAATCAACTGCGCCTGATTGTAAACTGCCAGTGGTTGTGCTGGTTGTAAATGTACCAGTTGTTCCTGAAACGGCGCCATTACTGGTTAAAGCATTTACTGTTGCAGTTCCGTTAGCATTGATAGTGCCAGTAACCAATGAATTAAATGTAGCCTGACCTGTGCCAGTAAAGGTAGAACCTGTATGTACTGCACTAGCATTACCAATGGTTGCAGCACTTATACTTGCACCTGTAAAGGCAGCTCCTGCGTTACCAATTACAGCAGCATTGACTGTTGCAGCTGTTACTGTGGCATTAACAGTTAAATTTGCTACTGTAGCTGTGTTGTTAGCGTTTAGTGTTCCAGTATTAATGGCACCAGTAGTTGTACTGGTTGTAAATATACCAGTTGCGCCCGTTATCGCTGCACTGGCATTGCCAATAATTGCTGCATTTAATGTACCAGTTACAATATTACCTGCGACTGTTAAGTTACTGGTTTGTTTATCAAATGTTAAATTACTGTTACCAGATATTAAATTGTTATCATTGAATAGAACTTGTGTATTGGCACCAGGTGCTGTAATATTCCCTGTGATATTACCAATTATATTACCAATAAAATAAGGGGCAGAAACATTCCCAGACAGTGATGCTGTTCCTAAAACAGTTACGCCTGTGGAACCAAATTCAGCTACATTACTGGTTCCTGCTACACTTATAGCGACATTAGCGTTGGCATAGACTTTGACATTGCTAGTGCCATTACTAATTTGACTAGGAGTACCAACACTAGTACCGTCGATGACAAACTGGCCGCCTTGTGCATTGGTAATAACAACTGCTGTGGCATTGCTGGTAATTGTACTGGTATCCAAATAGATACTGTTACCACTTAAGAACAAGTCTTTGAATCTACTTGCTGTTGAACCTAAATTATAAACAGCATTAGCACTGGGTGTAATATTACCGCCAACTGTAACTGCTCCGTTTACTGTAAGCGCATTAACTGTGGCATTACCTGACACACTGATTCCTGAAAATACAGGAGTATCACTGGTACCAATTCCTAAATCAACTTCATAAGTTGTGCCTGCACTGGTAGAAATAGTTAAGTTACCAGTAGTAGAATTATAAGTTACATTACTTACACCAGCAACATTGGTTGTAGTTGCACTGGTAATTCTACCTTTGTCATCTACTGTTATAACAGGAACGGTACTAGCGTTTCCGTAAATACCTGCTGTAACACCGCTGGTAGGTAAATTGGTTGATCTAATAACAGCATTACTGTCGATGACTGTGTTGCCCGCTATTTGCAGAGAATTAACATTAGCAAATCCTGCGCTGGTAATATTTGCAAAACTTACGCTATCTGCTGTACCTACGCCTAAGTCAACTGTAAAGTCTGTGCCTGCACTGGTACTAACTGTTAAATTGCCTGAAGTATTATTATATGTTACATTACTGACACCGGCTACATTAGTTGTAGTAGCAGCAGTGATGCGGCCTTTGGCATCAACTGTTATAACAGGTACTGCACTGGCATTACCATAACTGCCTGCTGTTACACCTGAATTAGGCAAATTAGATGATCTTATTGTAGCATTACTGTCTATTACAGTATTACCTGCAACCTGCAGTGTGTTTACATTGGCGTAACCAGTTGTGGTCAAATTAACAAAAGTAGGACTGTCACTGCGGCCAACACCAATGTCTACAGTATAGTCTGTGCCGTCGCTGCTTTCAATGGTTAAATTACCAGACTGACTGTCGTAACTAACATTACTGATCCCGCCAACAGGTACACCATTAATCAATAAGTTACCATTGTAACCAATGTTAGCGCCATTTAAAAATAATTGGCTACCAATATAAGCATTGGCAAATACACTTGAATTAGTTCCTAAACTGTGAGTAGCATTTGCATTAGGAATTAATGTTCCTGTTACATTCCCCCAATCGGTTTGACTTATTGGGGCATATGGTTGACCGTTTGGATATAAAAATGCACTAGCAACAACATTGCCGTTGGTAATTACATAATTGTAAGCAAATAAATTATTTGCTACAATATTACCGTTAGCTGTAATTGCATTACTTTGGATGACATTGGCATTTACACTGACTCCATCATTACCAAAGAATGTATAAAGTTGTGTAAAATTTTCATTGATCTTAATAAAAGCACTGTAAACAGTGTCACCTGTTTGAGTGTCGGGTCCGTCACCGATGTCAATGATCTGTTGACCGCTTGAAGCAACTAAGTTGGCATTTGCTGTAATTGCGCCGTTGCCTGCTGTGCTTTGTAAGTAAAGATTAATTGTTCTTGTGCTGGCCTGTCCATAGGCCGTATTGGTTTCACTGGTAGTGCCCAGTCCTAATATAGCATATAAATTAGTAAAATTTCCATTGACTTTGGTAAAGGCATCAAATACTGTGTCGCTGGTCTGTGTATCTGCTCCTACACCAACATTAACAGTTAGCTGAGCGTTTGCAAGCGTATTTCCTGACAGGGTAATGCCAGCATTGCTTTGAAAATCTGTCCATAATATAGTAAAGTTATTGTTGATTTTAATAAAAGCTTCACGCACAGTGTCACCGTCTACTGTGCCTATACCGTTGCTTAGATTAATAACTTGGAATTCAGTGTTGCCTGCAAAATCATCGGGAAACACAGCGTAGATTTCGGCAAAATTATTATTACACTTAATAAATGCTGATCTAATTGTATCGCCTGATGCTACAAAACTGTTTGTACTAAGATTAATAATTTCCTGAGGCATGCCGAATCCGAAAGAATATATGTATTTATTTGATTACAAATATAGTGCTTGTGCCAAAAAAATAGACCCTTGCGGGTCTATTTTTATTACTGCTGACAACAATTAAGCATTGTCAACATTAACTAACACTACACCCTGCCAAGCTGGTTGGCTGCTGAGTACAGTACCGGTATTGTAGGGTTGACCAAAGTAATAACGATATTTGTTATCATTCCAATCCCAAACAAACTTGTTACTGATGTACTGAACATTAAATGCTTCTTTGATGTTGGCTTGACCAGCACTGACAGTTTGATCTGCGCAGCTAACTGTTACATTAGTAGAGCTGTTTACTGCTGTAACTGTAACATTACCAGTTAAACCTGTATTGGTCAATTGGTGTCCAACTGCAGGAGTCTGTAGACCTGTTACATTAGCAGCTGTCCAAGTAACATAAGCACTGGTTCTGAAACCAGCACCAATATTAGCAAGGTTTGCACCGTTGATTGTAGCTACATTGCACAAAATTGTAGCTGTATTAGCTGCACTTAGCTCAGTGCTAATTGCATTTACAAGAGTTACAACAGATCCGTTGGCATCACTGCTGTTGTTTACGCTGAATTCTTTGTGACCTTTTTGTACGCGAATATATCCAGTATCAACTGCACTGGTTGTTTCACGCAGATAACGAATTCTAATTGTAGGTACTGTTTGATCAGTGTCACCACCTGTACCACCAATGTTTGTGCTGTTGATTGTAGTGGGACTGACATAACTGTCAGTTACAATAGTTGCACTGGCTTCATAACCAGCTGCACCTGTTCTTGTATGTTGTATTTTTAATTTTGCCATTTCATTTATTCCTTTAAGTTAGCGTTCTAGGCTGCCCGCGGTTGGCTCCGACAAGAGTTCATTGGAACAGTGTATTTATGGTATAGCCAACAAAAAGGGCTCCGAAGAGCCCAATTTGTTTCTTCCCATCCCGTTGAGAATTCTTTTATAAATTTATTTAGTTAATTCCGTATAATCCTCTTTCATAAACTGCATTCCTGTCCTAAACATAGGCCAATCAAATTCCCCGTCATTTTCCAACATTAAGCGCCATGCTGTGGGTCTTGCACTACTATAAAAATTATCTAGTGTGTCTAAACTAAAGGGTTGTATTTCTTGTGTTCTAATATTAATCCACTTTTTCTCAAATCTGCTCAATCCTTTGATAACCTCTTGCATGTCCTTAGAATGTATATCTCCTAAAATTAGTGGGCTCTTATTCAATCGAGTTTTAAAAAACCATAATACCTTAGAAAATATTCGTTGTCCTCGGTAGTCAGGATTTACCCAGACCCCGTCGACTTCGTTGCCCCCAATCAAAGCCGCAAACGCCACAACAGTATCTTTATCCCATAGTGTATATAATAATGCGCCGGGTAATTGTTCCGAATCACTTACTTTGACCTTAAACTGTTCTATATCAGCAATGTGTTTACCTGTTTGCCATTTTTCTGCGTTATCATTGGCCAGTTTATTAGCTAGATCATTGTAATCTGGACCACGCATGGTCATTTCTTGGATTTTCATATTATGCTTTCTTTTTGCAATTGTCGCCGTGCCAACGGGCGTATCCGTTTACTGCAACCAATTGTTGACAATGGGGACACTGTTTCTTTTGGCGTTTTGACCCACGAATAGCGTCTGCTTTTTTCTTTTTTGTTTCTTCTGACTGTGTGCGACCAATAGCTTTTTCTCGCATTTTTTGTTTTGTTTCTTCACTTAGTGAACCGTCAAATCCCGGCTGTTTACTTTTGTGGTTATTAGATAAATTTTGTTTCCATTCTTCGGTAAATGGATTCCTGGTTTTACCTTTTTTACTATTGGATATTTTAATTCTTGACTGTTTTTGTTTGCTACCGTTTTTATCTCCAATGACAGACATTCTTTGAGATTCTTTTCCTACTTCACTTCTATAAAATTTATCACCGTACATTGGATTATTTTCTCCAGAAATCTTTTTGCTTTGTAATTTAGAATATTCATCTTTTAAGTTTGCATAGACTCTAGATGTAATCTTTGTTTTATATCGTTGTTGACAGGGGTTTTCAGCCCGCATCATTCTAAATGCATTAATCATTTTCCAATGTTCTTCGCCAACTGGATATATTTTTGTTAACAACCAATGGCAGATAAAATGTTCCCTTGCCGTTAATTTAGTTAGATTACTTGCATCGTTTGTCCCACCTAAACTTTTAGGTACAATGTGATGTATTTCTGTATATTCTTCAGTAATACGAGATTGGGCAGATTTGATTATATTGTTGTACCAATTTTTATATTTGTTCATACAAGTATTTATATTTGTTAATTCTACATTATATACTAATATAAATCGAAGTCAATAAAAAACCCGCCGAAGCGGGTTTTTATTTTCACTGCAAAACAGACAATTACTGGAACGATAGGTTCGCAACAGAAATTTCTGATACATAATCTCCGGCGTTGCCAAGAGAAGATGCAGTATTAGTGAGCTCGACATAGCCATACCTGGTCATAAAGCTTACGACTGGTTCGAATGTGCTTGGGTCTAGAACAACACCGCTGCTCATCAATGGAATGTATGGGCAGTAGAATGCTGCAGCATCAGCTTCGCTGGAACCTTTGTAACCAACTAGAACAGCGGTTGTGTCGCTGGCATAGCTGTCAACATAGATACGCATTGCGCCGTTTAGTGTACCAACAAACTTGGTGTTTGTAGGAGCTTCGAAAGTACCTTCTGTGGTACGAGCAAATGCACTGGTTGTAGCAGACTGAAGAACAGTCAAGCTAGCTGGGCTAACAACGGCCCAGTTACCAGCGCCACGACGTGTACGCTGAGCAATCAAGTTAGCAGCACGGTTGATAAGAACAGCAAGAGCAGCGTGTTCGTCACCAACGAATGTAGCTGTACCAGAAACGGCAGCTTGATCGTAAGCGAAGTCAGTAGCAGCCAAACCACGTAGAGAGCCAAGAATTTCTTGGTCAATTTCAACTGTGATTTCTTGTGCTAGAGCAGCCATAATTTCTGCTTCAACATCCAAACCATGCATGGCTTGTGCGTCTTGAGCAGCTTCAAATGTCCAACGAGCAGACAATTTGCGTGTTTTGGCTTCAACGACCTGTTTCAAAATCTGTACATTGATCTTACGGCCAGGAGCACCTTCCAATGCGCTCACGCTGTCAGCGCGGCCAGTTGTTAGGCTACCAGAGTAAGCTGTAGCAATTTTGAATGGGCTTAGTGCTTCGTCACCAGCTGTTGTGCTTGTGTCGAATGGACTTGGTGCTGTTACAGCGGTTGTTTCTGCATAACGAACACGAAGTGTGTGGATCTGTGCAACAGGTCCTGTCATTGGCTGAACACCAACGATTTCGTTAGCAATAACAGTAGGCATAACACGACGGATAACTGGTAGAATAACACGGTTAAGTGTTGCTACGTTACCTGCGGATGTTGCGCCAGCTGTGGCAGCTTCTGCCAAGTGCTTGCGGGTGTTCTCAAGGATTACACCCATTGTGGTTCTACGAGAACCGTTTAGACCTTCTAACAGGGCTTCTTTTGTTTCGCCCCAACGGCCTTCTAATAGTGCTTGTGTCATTTTCTTTCTTTCCTTTTTTTAGGGTTTCAATTAAGCCCTGCTAAACGCTTAATCTCAAATACATTGCTGTCTTTGACTTCGGCGCTGACTTTAGCAGATTTATCACCAGTTACTTCTTTACGATTTTCTACAACCATTTGCTTTTCGGCTTTTGGCTGAGGAGCGTTGTTCAGTACTGCTGGTAAATACTTCTCATATGCAGCCTGCAACTTTGCGGTCTGCACACTTTCTAACAAGTCACGCATTACTGCTTGCTTGTCTTTGTTCAAAGGCTTCAACAAATCGTTTAGAGTTTGTTGACGCTCTTGACTTTCCTTAATAACTCGGATCTCACGGTCTTTAGATTCAACTAGTTTTGTTGTGTTTTCAGCTTGAGCGCGAGCTTCAGCAACTGCTTGCTTTTGAGCTTCTACTTCACTGCGCAGCTTTTGAATTTCGTTATTCTCATTTAAGTGAGTAATAGCAAATTCACTGGCAAAGGCTTCAAACAATCGACGACCAAAATTGTTCTCACGAGCAACTTGGATGTCTTCTTTTAGTTGAGTCAATTCAGACTCTAGCTTTTTAGCTACAGACTCTTTAACAAGAGCAGCACTCTTGGCAACAAATTGTTGTTGCAGTTGTTCTAGTTTGCCTTTTGCTTCAGCTACTAGTCGAACTTTAGTTTCTACTACTTCTTGTTTGTCTTTTGCAAATTCCTTGATTTCTTCAGACAGTGCAGAGATAACAAAGTTCTCAAGTCTGCTTACGCTTTCTTTTTGTACTTTGCGATCACCACGCAGCTCTTTGATTTCTTCAGCTAGTTTTGTAACTAGGAATTGATCAAACTTGCCTGCGCTTTCTGACATACGCTGATTAAAGCGTACACGATCAGCAGCAAGTTGCTGTTTTTCGTCTGCGAATTCGCGGATTTCTGCTTGGAGACTTTCTGTGACCATTTTGTCTAGAGCTTCGACCATTACACCTTTATCGTGTTCGTAGCGGCCAGCAAATTCTTCGCGAATTTCTGCGCGGATCTGCTCGCGGGCTTCATTTAACTTTGATTCCCAAGCTTCGCTGATGGCTTGCTTGGTATCTTCGTTAATGATACCACTGTCTACTAATGGTTTGATAGCATCAAACATGGATCATTTCCCCTTATATTTTTAAGTCTTTGATGAAGCGTTTTACTTCTTCTTGCAAATACTTTTGGACTTTTGGATTAGCACCGGCATCTCTTGCCATTTCGAGAACCCTATGTCCGCCGCGCATATTTAAAAGCCCTTCGTAAACGGCTTTAGGATATGCATTTGGAGCACTGGGTTGTGCTACTATGTCAACTGTGACTATATCAAAGTCACTTACATGGCCCGAGCTTTCGTTAACGTTGCCGCTACCTCTGCTGGACACTCCTAGCTTCACTCCTGACTCTAACATTGTTGTTACAAGTTGGCCCATGGGAGTTGGAAGTATCTTTAATTTACCAAAACCATTTGGTCCGTCCATCCACATTTCTGTGATCATATGGCACACACGGTCTAGGTTAATTTTCAAATCATCGGGATGGTCTAGTTCGCCTAATACGCTATAACCTTCACGAATCTGTTTATTAATATTGTCTACTGCTTCGGCAATTTCTTGCACAGGGTAAACACGCTGGTTAGCATTCTTTACCCCGCCCTGAATGAAAATACCTTTCATGTACAGGTTTTTCTTACCGTCAGTAGCAGACTCTGCCAGAACTTCCATTCTGGCATTGTCAAATGATAAGTGTTCCTGTATTAAACCACGCACGGTAGATTAACTTTCAATACTTTTCTTGTTAATAGCGCCTTCTTCGCCTTTTTTGGCTGCAGGAGCTTTACCAATCTTAGCAGCATTTCCACCTGGAACATTCTTGTTACCAGAGTTGATTGTGCCTTGACCTTTGCTGTATTGGTTACTTGGACCTTTTGGACCTGTTGGTACTGTTTCGTCGGGGCTACCGCCTACTACTTTACCACCCATGTCATTTTTACCAGCTACTGGGCTCTTGCCGTTTACACTGACAGAACCACCTTTGCCAACTTCAGCTGTTTCGCTGTTGTTGCCAGGATAACCGTTGTTGATTTTTTCAACATATTCGCGAATCCACTCAGCTTCTGTCATTTTACGACCGGACTTAGATTCTTGAACACTTTCGTCCATGTCTTCTTCGTCTTCTTCGTCTTCCTCAGCTTCCATCATGTCGTCACCCATGTCGTCACCCATGTCACTGTCCATGCCCATGTCGTCACCCATGTCGCTGTGTTCTTCTTCACCAGCTTCATCGGCCATTAGTGCATCAAACTCAGCTTTTAGTTCGTCTAGAGCGTCTTCTAGGTCCATAACACGGTCTTCGATTGCGCCATCACTTTCGCCGCCCATGTCATCGCCCATGTCCATGCCGTCTTCATCTTCTTCAGAATCTAATTCGACATCCATTTCTTCTTCTTCGCTCATGCCTTCTTCGTCACCAGTAATTTCGTCGACCATTTGCTCGACTTCGTTACCACCAACTTCGGCCAAATCCTCTTCGTCAATGAGAGATTCATAAATTTCGCGGCTCTTTTCTACAACGATTTGGTGGAAAAGTTCGCGAGCTTTGTCTTCTTGCTCATTGATAATGTATTCAATAAGTTGTTCGTACTTGCTCATTTTTAATCCTTATAAAGCAACACGCCAATGTAATAGCGTAATATTATTTACATAATATGCTAATTTATAGGGTAATATGTGTGTTTTTTGAAGGATTTTTACAGATATATTACATACCAGGCGCTGCGGCTGGTGCTTTATACTGATCTGCTACTTTTTCTAATTTGCGCTCATGTTCCACTTTGCGAGTATCGTTCATTATGCGTAGTCGATTTAACTTGTCCAAAGTCAATCTAATTTCATGGCGCTTACGAGTGTCGTGTAGATTCAAAACAGTGTTATCTTCTTTGTCTGTTTTATAAGCGTCAGGAGTAGGACTTAATAATTCATTCAGGACCATAATGTATTTACTCAAACTTTTATAAACCAGCTGATGGTGCTGTTGTTGGAGACCCTGTCGCAGGCGCTGCAGCCCCAATTGGACTAGCCCCTCCAGGCACTGCAGCACCCTCAGGTGCTGGTGCTGCACCAGCTTCTAAGTCAGCTGACAGACCTTCTAAGCCACCCGGGCTAATGCCAATACTGCGTAGTCCTGCAGCTTCACTGGGAGCTTTTTCAGTGTCGCCTTGTTCTTCAGCCCACATGCGCTCATTGTCGCTCATTTCTTCTTCAGTCAATCCCAAGAATCTGCTTAATAAGAATCGTTTAGCAAGATATGGATACTGTTCTAGCTGTGTAAAACTATTAATTCTTGCACTATCAACTTCAGCTTGACGATAGCTGGCAAAGTTCTGTGGTTCATTTAACTGCAATTCAAACAAATTACCGTCAATGTTAATACCACGCCAACGCATGAATAACTTGAATTCTTGATCCAGTTTTTCAATTATCAGCTTTTGCAGTCTAATACAGTATTGGTTAAAACGCCATTCTTGGATTAGTGCTGTACCAACACGACCATCAGTAAAAGTATTGCTGTTGCTGGTACCATCGTCTAAGCCTGTGGGCAAATAGCTGGCAGGGATACGCAGGCCACGGAATAATTTATTAGTAAAGTAATGTAAATCAGTGATTTCACCTAAGTTTTGACCACCTTGTAAAATTTCTACGCTGGAGCCTCTACCATCTGCTGTTTGAGGGAAGAAAAAGTCTTCATTTGTGCTAAGTGGATTGTATGTAGCATCCATCATGGTCTGGCCGCCACCGGTTTGTGTAGGTATTCTACGCTGGTGAACTTCGTTTTTTACACGCTCCACAAAGGCCATGGCCATGTGTGACGGCATATTACCAACATCAATTTTAAACATACGGCGTTCTGGTGCTCGCTGTATGCGATAAATCAAAATAGCATCTTCTAAAAGTTCTTTTTGTTTGAATACTTTAAAGACATTTTCTAATACACTGTTGCCAAATGGCCAGCTAAAATCTAAACCTTCTGTTAGGCTTAGGTGTATGACATGTTCGGCATTTACCGCAGTTTCGTTTTGTGCGTGACTGAATCTTGAACCACCGCTGTAGGGATTTTGTGGTTGAATGTAAGTGCCTGAAGGTCCGCCCACCTGTGGATGATTGACCTGCACATCGCTGGTGTTTAAACTAGTAGCACTGAGATTTTCTAAGTTTGGAGCCAGTTCACGAACAATATACTGTTCGGGCTTTTTGCCTTCAGCTTCGTTGACAATGACTTTAACAACTTTTGACATTTCAACCCAAAACATTTTGAATGTTTCAGGATCACGAATGAATACTTGATCTCCGTACTTAATGGTGTTACGAAAGATTTTAAACATTCGTTTGTTAAGTTCATTTAAGCTGGTCCACTGTGTTAGCTGTTCACGGATAATTTTTACTTCATTGTCAGTGGGTTTTTCTTTCCAGTAAAACTTAAATGGCGTGCCATTTTCTTCACTGGTCTGTGTGCTGAATTCTGCTAGAATGTCCAAGGCTGCATTGACTTCCGAATCCATGTCCATTTGTTCATATTGATTATAACGCTCAATGCGGTTCGGATGCCCGATATAAACTTCTGGCAAATTACTTTGG